CTTATATTTAAAACTTGCCTATAATTAGACCTTAAACCAGTACAATCAATATCAAAAAATAAACCTAGAATAGCTGGTGTTAATGTAACCATACCAGTTGTTTCAACACCATCAGCACTATTATCATTCACAAATTCAACAGTATCTGGTGGCATTTTATATGTTGTTGGTATTAAATAATTTTGTAACTTTGGAATACCTTGCCAATCGCAATCAAATACAGAACCTAAACAAACTAAATCAGTAGCAAACAGTCTATGTTTGGTATCATGTTTTGTTGATGCGTAATACAAATCTTCACCATATCTTATACCATTTATGATTGTCACAACTTTTTTAGCAACACCTTCTCTAACTAGAGTTTCATGTGTTTTATTTTGACATTTTTCAGAGTTACTTAAAACGTTGTTGTCTGATGAATAACATGTGTCTAATATGTAATTATTCCTACAGTTATTATCCCCAACATTATTGTTGTTACCGTCAACACCCCCTAGACTGAAAAAATCTGGGTTACAATCATATTCACAAAATAACTCTCTACCTCTCCTTTTATATTTGTATTTAAGTAAAAACCCAAATAAACTACCATTTAACCAATCACCATAAAAATCAAATTGGAACATGTTTAACGCTTTTGCTATAACGAAAGCAACACAGTTATCGTAACCAGCTGCGCTATAACCATCTTCTGGAATACCAGTGTTTGGTGCGCCTGGGTAAAAATCAATATTACCATATTCCAATACAGCTTCATAATGTCCACCTCTCATACCAGAATGACAACTATCTGGATTACCACAAGTAGGTTTTTTACAACCAGGAGCAAAAGTATTCTCTTCACCCTCTTCAAAAGGACACTTTAAAACAACACATTTAACATAACTAGGTAGTCCTATAATCCAATTACACGTGAAAGAAAGAAATTTTAACAATCTATAACAACCCCCTAACCATGAAGGTAATTCAAATGTACATTCTTGGGATTTTTGACATAGATTTGACATTAAACCATTCCAAAAACCTATTAATTTTCTAAAAATCCAAATAAAGAAATTAACAATAGGGAATATGGCAACATTTAAAACCCAAATAATAAAAGTGATAATTTTAATAATAATACATATAATTAAAAATATTGGGTTAAATTCAGTATTAACTCTATTAAATGGTGGTGGTGTTTTATTTCCATCACTATCAACATCTTTTAAACCAGTAAAAGCTCTAGTCCCTTCTCTACCATTAATTTGAAATCTAGGAATAAAGTTTTTTACGGTATAAATTTTATTCCAATAAACATCTCTAAAACTAGTATCTTTTGTTTTTTCATCAAAAGTATAATCTATTTCAGATTTTGTTCTAGGATTGTTAGGTACTAAAAATTTGGCTCTTGTTCTTAATCTACCTTCACCACCAGTATTATTCATACCTATTTTAAACCTAAGTCTAGCTCGTGTTGGTATACCCTTGTTTGTGTCTTCTGTTGGGACTAAATTACCAAATTCATCAGTTATTTTGTAATCTAAATTCATCGGTATCTGATAAGCCCATACACCATCTTCATCAATTAAATCACCATCTCTTATGTCAAAAGGTTCTATAGTATCATCTAATGTTTTTCTAAGCATTTCGATTTTACCCTCACCAGAAATTAAATTAGCAACATTACCTAGTTTCTTTCTAGGTCTACATCTTTTGTTGACACTGTTTTTATCGTCATCACCAAAAATACTACCCATAAAAATAGCTGAAGGTGTTATTGTAAAATTCATATCAACATCAGCTCTACTAATACCGACTTCACATGTTTCTGAATCACCCCAGAAAGGTCTAACAAAAACAGCTGTACTACTACTTTTAACTTGTATTAATCTATCTAATAATTTACCAGCTTTATATTTTGTAGTACTTTCAAATAAATCAACTGGTGCACCTTCACTTATTGAATCGTAAGGTCTTTGAGAATAAATACCAATGTCTGAAATATCAGCATCCACATGAATAGTATATGAACCTAATGGGACACCAAAAAACATAAAGTCACCAGCTTCATTAGTAGTAGTTGTAAATTTATAATATTTACAATAAACATATTCTAATTCTGGATTATCTAAAATTTCTCTTTTATTAGGAAAAGTACCTATAGGTGTAAAACATTCATTGTTTGTTTCACTAGTTTTTGGTAATAGATTATATCTAATACCTTCAGAATCCTTATCAGTTATAATTTCATATGGGTATAAACCTCTAATAATTGAATTTTCTTTATCTTCATCATCTAATGGTATAAAAATACTAACTCTAGCGTTTGGTAATCCAACGCCACCATTAAAGAAAACTCTACCTACAACCGCACCATAATCAGAACAAAAATTTCTATATGCATCTTCATCACTTATTTTTAACGATAAGACTTCCAGAAAGTCAAATTCTTGGTCTATTTTTACTTTAACATATGTATCATTACCGTTAGGTTGAGTTCTTATCCTAATTGTTTCTGACATAAAACTTATTTAATTTCGTGTGTTATTTCGTCAACATCTAATAATGTAACGTCATCTTCATTTAGTTCATCTAAATCATAATAATCATCATCATCATCGTCATCATCGTTTCTTGTTAAAGCTTTACCCATTATTTTAAAAACAATTTCTTTAACACTAAAACTTTGATTTAATACAACAATCTGAAATATAAACCAAATTATTGCAATGTTTATAATTGGTAGTGCTAAAATAGCTAACATAAAAGCAAAAACTTTTAATGTATAAAAACCAACTCTTCTTAATTTAGCATTTACGGTTAAGTCACCGAATTTAATACTATTATCATTTGAAACATTTCCTTTGCATCCGCAACCCATAATATATTTTTTTTTTTAATTGTTATTTGATTAAATATATACTTTTTAAATGAATAAATAAATGTTATTGCTTCGCTCTAACTAATATATCTTTATTAGGGTATTTTATTTCATACATTGTTGTTGCTTCACCAAATATAGTCATATCTTCCAAATCTATTTGTCTTGATGGTACATCAATATAAAATTGTGAAATTTCATTTAAACTATATTGACCACCACCAACTTTATTAAACATTCTTAATTGGATGACGTTCAGTACTCCACCTATATTATTTAATGTTTCAATAAGTGGTGAAATGTATATGTTTTCACCCATTTCATATTTGTTTATATCAAAAAACTTTCTAACTTCTGTAATCGCTTTTGATATTACTTGAGATTGTGGAACATTTTTATCAATAAATAAATCTAGTTCAACTGATATATTAACAATTCTACCATCTCTAACATTAACATAATCATTTAACATTCTATAATCAGCTAAATAATTAGATATATTATTTTTTAAAGTAGATGTTGATTCATTTGATAGATGACCAGCAGAATCTAAACCTAATATATAAACACTAATTTTATTTAGTTCTTCAAACACACCACATCTAAAAGGTGCACCAAATTTACCAGGCATTTGTGCGATTCTAGTTTGATAGTCTTTTATTGTAACAGCTCTATTTTGTGATGCAAAATTATATCTTATCATATTTCTTATTTCCTCAACACTTGGTTCGCTTTTACCACCAATAGCTGGAAATAAATTATTAACTTTTAAAGAACCCCTTACCAATTGATTAATTTGTCTATCTGGTCCGTTAACACTCATGTTAACTATACCAAAATTTTTTATAACATTTGGCCCTATATTTGAATCAGCACCACCACCAACTCTATATTTTATAAACATAGTTGTATTAGGTGTTGGTATTTCACCTAGTGACATGTTATTAATGAAATCACCTATTTGATTAACCAAAGCTGGATTGCTATCGAATTCACATAAGCTAGAAATATCTTGACTACCAGAACCAAAAGTTATTTTTGTAAAACCTAAATCTGTATATTCTCTAATAAATTTTTTGTTAACACTAACCCATTTTCCTGGAGTAACTGTAGATGAGTCAGTTGGTCTAGTAGTATCTACTATAAAAACTTTATCTTCAGCTAAAGCATCAACTTCATACCATCTATTATCTGGATTAGCAAATTCTTCTAAACTAGGTGTCACTGGAATATTTGTACCATCTATAGTTATTATTGAATCTACTGAGATGACATCATTATCTGGTAATATTATATCTAAAAAAGGCCTAGAATCAACGGTAGCTATTACTTTTTTTAATATTTTAGAATAACCATTCGTAACTATTTCTCTTTTAGTTAAAGTATAATTTTTTAATGAACCATTTGCCAAATATTTTACCAGCACCAGAAACTTGTGAACCAGATTTCAACATTGGAGCGTATGATACATCAAAACTATCACCAAATGGTGGTAACGTTATACTTATATCAACTATTGTTGCACTAGCTCTTCTCCCTGGTATTTTTAACCCAAACGTTCTAGCTAAAGATAAGACTGACTTTTTTTCTTGAGCATAATCGATTTGTGTTTCAGCAAACATCCTATCTGTATTATATGATAACATATCACCTACAGCAGCATTTAATTCTAATAACATCATACCTACTGACGCATCATTAAAATCATTAAAAATATCTGGATAATATTGTTTAACATAATTTATTAAATCGGTTCTTATGTCAACAAAGTTTCTTGATGAATAATTTACATTTGGCATATTTTATATTTTTATTATTACCATGTCTGATGATTCAAAAACACCATCAGTTATTGTATAACTTAAAGAAACAACAGCAGCATATTCTGACTCTGGTGATTCTTCAATTAGTATTTCATTTAATTTTAAATTTGGTAAAAATCTTTTTACGACTGTTCTTATTTCCTCTTTTATACCTTCTTGTGTCATTGCATCATTAGGTTCAAAAATAAAACGTAATAAATCAGTACCAAAATCTGGATTATATAATCTTTGACCCCTTCTTGTTAATATTAAATGTAGCAAATCAGCTTTAATCGCTTGATTGGCTTGTTCAGTTAAATCTAAAAAAAACCCTTTAGGACTATCTTTAAAGGGATAATTTATATTTATGTATTTACCGTTTGCCATAACTTTATTTATTAGATAAATATAATACTAAAAGATTTTTATAAGTAAATATGGTAAATAAAAAAAGGGGTTATAAAAAACCCCTTTTTATTTATTATTTAATATAATTTTTAAGCTGAACAACCAAAACATTCAAATTGACTATCTTTAGGTTTTTCAACTTGAGTTATTTGATTGGAAGCTAATTTTTTATTAGCTTCTAATTTAGATTTAGTTCTAGTGTAATAAACACCAGTTTTTAAACCACCTTTCCAAGCATACATAAGAGCTGAAGCTATTTTAGCATATTTAGCATCAGAGTGATACACATTTAATGATTGTGATTGGTCAACATACTTATTTCTAATTATAGACAAATCCAATAATACTTTTTGTGGTATTTCCCATACATCTTTATATCTAAATCTAACATCTTCTGGAATTTCTACAATATTTTGAATGCTACCTTGATTAGCAATAACTTTATCAATCATATCTCTATCCCATAAACCTAAATCTAATAATTCATTTACCAAATATTTGTTTACGATTAAGAACTCACCTTGACCTACACGTCTTGTAAATAAGTTAGATGTTACTGGTTCAAATGATTCGAATACACCTAATAAAATAGCAGAAGATGCAGTCGGCATAAGTGCTAATAATAAACTGTTTAACATTGGGATTGGTTGACCTTCTGGTAATGGTGACCATCCTTCGATATAAGTTTTACCTTCTGAATATGGACTACCTTCCCATGATGGATAATTTCTACCTTGTTCAATAGCTAATCTCATAGATTCTTCAACAGCAGCTTTATACATCGTTTCAAAGATATCTTTGTTCCATTGTTTAGCTTCTTCTGATTCATAAGCAATTTTTTTCTTAGCAAAGAAATCAGCCATACCAGCTACACCTATAGCTAACGCTCTTTGGTCTTCACCAGCAGCTTTACTCCAATCGTCAG